TTATGATGTTGTATGTTGGAGAACTCTGGCAGAAAATGTCTCATCGAATCTTTCAAAAGGAAATAAAGTAATCGTTCACGGTAAATTAAAGTATCGTGAATTTGATAGAAAAGACGGAACTAGAGGTAATGCCTTTGAAATTGATGCAACCGATGTCGGTTCATCCCTATCAATTAAGTCTGGAACATTTAATAAAACTAGCAATGTTTCAAACTCAACAGTTTCCGTTGGAGCAGAAGAGCCTGATCCCTGGGCTTAGTTGGATGTCCCCCGAAAGGGGGACGTTACAATATTGACAAAATACAAAAAGTTTGGTAAAGTATATTAATGCCAGTATATTTATATGCATGTGAAAAGTGCGAGGACAATAAAGAGTTGGTCAAGGGTATGAATGATCCTGATCCAGAAAGTTGTCCAGATTGCGGTAGCAACATTAAAAGAATTTTTAGTGTTGGAGGAATAGCCTTTAAAGGAAAAGGCTTCTATAGTACAGGAGGATAAAGTGTTTGGAATTACGAGAAATTCAATAAATATTAATGAACATCAATATCGTGCAGTGATAAGTTTAAATAAAAATAGAACATTCTGGAAAGCTTCTGTTCAAAGAAGAATTTCTGTTAATGAATGGCAAAAAGTTGTTTGTGGGCTAAAAAATATTAAGTTTACTTCAAGAGAAGATGCAGAAGACGCTGCAAGAAAAAAGATTCAAGAGCAAAAAATGCTTGATCATAATGATTTATCTAGCATAAGGTATGTAATTTACGATGACTAAAGGATTTCAGTATGATTTCTTTGCAGAAGAATGGTCTCATAAGTGTGGTGCATGTAGTACAGAATTGTATGCACCAACTAAGAAACACCTGGAAGGCAACTTCTGGATTCACACTCATTCAAAAGAATGCCTTGGTGGATGGTAATGAATAAAGAAGAGTTAGAAGAAGCCTTATCTCATATAGAAGAAGAGATTATGATTATGGATGGCTTTGAAGAAGCATTTATAGGGTTATCTTTAAGATGTGGTCAGCCAACACTTGCTACATATTCTTGGGAAAAAATGGTAGATGTTTTAATGGATAGAGATGGTATGGAATACGAAGAAGCCGTGGAGTATATTTCTTATAACTGTCTTGGTGCTTGGATGGGTGAACTTACTCCAGTCATAGTCTTACCCCTGGAGTTCTAATGTCATTGGTTGCAAAGATTAAAGAAATGTTAAAAGAATATCAAGAAGAAAATGGAACTCTTGATGATAGAGATTATGAAAAGCTTTTTGTACATTTTTATTTACAACATGAAGATGAATATTTAAAGCAAAGAGTTAGTTCTATTAGGTCAGATGGGAAAAGCAGGAATTATAAATGAAAGTTAGAATAGCAAGAGAACAAATGTCTAAGGATATTGGAAAAGAAACAGACCTTGCTCTTGCAGCAGACCTGGCTATTAAAGTTTTAAAGACAGATCCAATGGTTATTGGTGAGCCAATTGCGGAAGTTAGCCCTGGTTGCCCTATGGGGTTTGCTAATCCAAAGGTAACTTTGCATTATGATATTATTAGTCCTAGTATCTTTGATAAGTTTAAGATTTTTATAACAGGAAAATCTTTAAATGATATTGTTAGAGAAATCAGGGGAGAAGTTTAAATGAAATTTGAATTACATCATGAAAAAGATGCTGGACCAATAGTTCGTTGGCTTGCAAATAAAATGTTGAACCTATTGCATAAGGTTGAAAAGCCTTTGTATGATTATGCAGATATGTATACAGCAGTATGGGATGATTATGAAGATGAAAGTGATCTTGCTGAGCCACACAACCAAATGGGTATTTTTGATAACTTAGAAACCTTGCCACAGTTTGAGCGACTAACAGAAGATTTAATTTAATGTGTGATGATGTTTATTATTATAAAGATCAAGTAAGAGAACTTCAAGCTATTAATAGTTTTGTTAAAAGCAATACTTTACTTTCCTTGCAAAATAGAATAGAATATGTTAGAGATGAGCGAGTCAAGTTAGGGCTACCAGTTCATGGTGTCACCATGGCTCTTGAAATAGTTAGGACAATGTTGAATGAAAAATAAAAAAGAAGTAAAAGATGAAAGAACAATTATCTATGAAAATAATTTATACACAGTAGATGAGTTTGTCAATAAGTATTCCCATGCCCTGGCATCGTACTTACTTACAAGACAACTTGGAGATAAAAGCAAGAAGTCTCACATAGTTGATCTTGCTGTAGAAAATGCATCCTTTGCAGAATCTCTTTACATCTCAGTAGACAGCTTCAGATAATGTTTCTTACAAAAATGATAAAGTTTGCTGAAAAAATTGGTATGGATGTAGATGAATTAATGGAAATGACAGTATTAGATGCCATAATGAAGATAGAAGAAACTAGAAGTATGTGGGCAGACTTAAGAAAAGAAATAGGATAGTCTTTAAGGTATAATTAAATAGTGAACTCTATGATAGATATAAAAGTAATTGGCTGTGGTGGCGGTGGAACTAACGCCGTAGATAGCATGATACTACAAGGACTTTCTGGGGTAGAGTTCATTGCGATAAATACTGATGTTCAAGCATTAATGCCAAGTTTGGCAGATGTAAAAATTGATATTGGAAGAGATAGAACTAGTGGTCTTGGTGCTGGAGCAAATCCAAATATTGGAAGACTCTCAGCAAAAGATAGCATAAGTGAAATTTCTGAAGTTGTTTCAGGTGCTGACGTTGTTTTTGTAACGGCTGGAATGGGTGGTGGAACTGGAACTGGTTCTGCACCTATAGTAGCAGGATGTGCTAAAAAGGCTGGAGCCTTAACTGTAGGCGTTGTAACTACCCCATTTGCATTTGAGGGCAAGAAGCGTATGATAAATGCCTTAGAAGGAATTGATAATTTTAGTAGAGAAGTTGATACTTTAATTGTTGTTCCAAATAACAACCTTATTTCTATGTTAGACCCAGATATATCAATGGAAGATGCTTTTAAAGAGTCAGATAGTATTCTATTAAAGGCTATAGCAGCTATATCAGATTTAGTAACAACCCCTGGTCAAATCAATATTGACTTTGCAGACATTAAAAGAGTTATGAAAGATGCTGGTTCTGCATTTATGGGTATTGGGTACGGCTCTGGAAACAATCGTGCTGAGATTTCAGGCAATCAAGCAATTACAAGTCCTATTCTTGATGTAGATTTAAATGGTGCAAGAGGCGTTCTTATTTCAATTGCATCTTCTGGAGATATAAAAATGTCTGAAGTAAACATGATAGCCTCACTAGTTTCAGAAAAAGCACACGAAGATGCCGATATTATCTTTGGAACCACTATTGATGAAAGTCTTGAGGATGGGATTTTAGTTACAGTTGTAGCGACAGGCTTTATAAATGAATGACATCCAGTGGACATTTGGAATCATAACAGTATACGAAGATAAGCAAAGACTTCAAGAGATCATAGAGAGCATTCGTAATCTTAATATCCCAGAATATGAAATACTATTTGTTGGTGGCGGAGATAGTTCTGATATTGATGGTAAGGATATTAGAAAGATTGACTTTGATGAATCAGTTAAAGAAAGATGGATTACAAGAAAAAAGAACATCCTTGTAAAAGAAGCTAAGTATGACAATATAGTTTTGATGCACGACTATCATATATTTGATAAAGACTGGTATAAAAACTTTGTTGAATTTGGAACTGATTGGGAAATTTGTTCTTGCCCACAATATTTAATTACTGGATCAAGAAATCCTATGGACTGGTCTCTTTGGGATAAGCCAGGTCACGGAAGAGCCTGGTCTTTAGACTACAACGATTGGTCTCAAACTCAGTATATGTACATCTCTGGTGGATTCTTTATGGTCAAGCGTCATGTAATGATTGAAGAACCACTTGATGAAAGTCGTGGATGGAATGAAGAAGAAGATGTTGAATGGTCTTACAGGATAAGAGATAAGTATGTTATGAAGTGCAATGGTAAAAGTATTGTTAGACATAACAAGTGGCATAGACACGCAGGACCACAAAGATGAGTAATAAGTTAGTTATATTTGATTTAGATGGTGTGCTAATTGATTCAAAAGACTTACACTATCAAGCCCTTAACAATGCATTAGAAAAAGTTGATCCAAAATATAAAATATCTTACCAAGAGCATTTGTCAAAGTATGATGGTTTAAATACTAAGAAAAAACTTTCTATGATTACTCAAGAAAAAGGGCTGCCACAAGACTCTCATAATAATGTTTGGAAAGATAAGCAGGAAGAAACATTTTTAATGCTTGAAAATATTCCAGCAAACACAAATGCTATAAACATTATGTTATACCTAAAATCTGAGGGTTGGAAAATTGCCATAGCATCTAATAGTATTAGAGAAACTATTATAAAGTCTTTACACGGAATACAGGTACTTCATTTAGTAGACTACATTGTTAGCAACGAGGATGTCTGGCATCCAAAGCCACATCCAGAAATGTATTGGAAGTGTATGGTAGCGTTAGATGCATTTCCAAAAGATACAATAATTATAGAAGACTCTCACATTGGAAGGCAGGGAGCTTTAAATTCTGGGGCAAACCTATACCCAGTTAAAGATTCTTATGATCTTAATGATACAATATTCATAGAGTTTATAGAAAGATTTGAAAAGAAAGAGAGAACTGGACAAGTGCCTTGGAAAAATAAAGAGATGAATGTTCTTATACCTATGGCTGGTGCAGGTTCAAGATTTGCACAAGCAGGTTATACTTTTCCAAAGCCATTGATTGAAGTTAACGGTAAGCCAATGATCCAGGTAGTTGTTGAAAATCTTAACATTGATGCACATTATATATTCTTAGTACAAAAAGATCATTATGAAAAATATAATCTTAAACAACTTCTTAATCTTATTGCTCCAGACTGCGACATAGTTATTGTTGATGGAATGACTGAGGGTGCTGCTTGTACAACCTTACTTGCTCAAGAGCTTATCAATAACGACAAGCCACTTATAATGGCTAACTCTGATCAGTATGTAGAATGGGACTCCAACGAAGCACTGTATGAGTTTGGTGCTAGCAATATAGACGGTGGAATACTTTCATTTAAAGCAACTCATCCAAAGTGGTCTTTTGCAAAAATTGGAGAAGATGGATTTGTTTCAGAGGTAGCAGAAAAGAATCCAATTTCTGATAATGCAACAGTTGGTATATACTATTGGAAACACGGATCTGATTATGTTAAGTATGCAAATCAAATGATTGATAAAAACATTAGAACTAACAATGAATTTTATGTTTGCCCTGTTTTTAATGAAGCAATTGAAGATGGCAAAAAGGTAAGATTGAAAACTATTGATAAGATGTGGGGAATTGGAACCCCTGAAGACTTGAATTACTTTTTAGAAAATAACAAGGAGATATAATGGCAAAAGGTAAGAAAGACTATTTAAAAATGCAAAACGATTACTATGATGAATATGCTGCTAAGTGGTCTTTAGATTTTAGAGATCCAGTAGTTGGATCATATGATGCTCACAATAACTGGAAAGACTATGATGAATTTCTTTTTAAAGATTTTGATACCTCTGGTTTAGTAGCACTAGACTATGGATGTGGTCCAGGAAGAAACATTGTAAAATTTAATAGTAAGTTTGAAAGAATTGATGGAGTAGATATTTCAGATGTTAATCTAGAAAAGGCTAGAGTTAATTTAC